CAAGTTCAACCGATTTATGAGCTCACGTTTTTGAAACGTGGTTTTCGGAAGAATGAGAGGGGTCTTATGCTGCCGACAATAGCAATGGACACGATAACAGAATTAACGAATTGGACGCGCGAATGTGCAGAAATGACGGTTGAAGAAGCTTCAGTGGATAATTTGAACGATTCACTTTCTTTTATGTTCGCATATGGAAAAGAAGCTTTTGATGAGCATTATAAGAAGATTATGGCCGTTTTACCAACAAAACATTGGCAAAAATTGCGCAGCTATCGATATTATTACCAGCTTTTCATGTCGAAAACATCCGAGAGAACGGCAGAAGTTCAAGGAGGGGCCGATGAAACAGGAGCCAGTGCAACAACGGAAAGTAAAACACCCGTAGTAACAACAGCTGAACAACCACCGGAAGAAAATAAGGCAGGAACATCAATGCAAACACAGAGTGCAATCGAAATATCCGCCTCAACAATGGAACCGAAAGTGGCACATTTATTACAAATGGCATGTATTCGCGAACCGGAATGGGATTACAAGATGGCTTATAATCGTAAGGTTTGGGTCCAGAATTTTTCATGGATGGCTTCGCAAGGAATTGGAACAATTTTAGTTTCATTAAATTTACCGCAGGACGCTATAGTTAATTATTTACAATCAATGCTTTTTGAGCGTTTTTGGTCTTGTCGGCCTTCAATGATTTTTACGGTTGAACCCGTATCAATGAAACAGCAATATGGTCGTCTTAAACTTTTTTCCACACCTTTTACCAAGGCTGGAATTACGTCTCAATGGCAGTGTATTAATCCGGCAACTTATTATGGACGTTTGGCTTCACCTATTGATGCCACATCATCAACAGTAGCAAAATATATTGTACCTTATTCAAATCCAAAAACTTACATTTCAATTAATGGTCCATCTGAAGATACTTATCAAGATTTTACGGGAACATTGAATGTCGTGGTTCAAATTCCGCTCACTTGTCCTGCAGGAGCACCAACTTCTGTGGATGTGGCTTTGTTTGTGGAATTCGGAGAAGATACGGAATTTAAAGTACCACTAAATTCATCAGCTAGTGGCTATGCTTTTAATCGTCAACATCAACAACAATTAGAACGGCGTTTTACAGCAGAATTACAAGGTGGACAAATTTCAAACACTTTTAATAATTATGGAACTAT